AGCTTCTCTTTCAAGCTGGAACATAAGACCCTTGAACTTTTCAACTGACCAACGACCGTTTGAGTCGGTGTCAAGGTCGAATACGCCCTGAGTAGTAGTGTTATCCATAGCACCCTTAACAGCAGTGATGTTGATTGTACGAACAACTTCACGGTTGATTTCAGCAAGTACTTCGGCTGAAAGGATGTTTGAAAGTTCAGTTTCTGCATCAAGACCATGAATTGCCTTAAGGTCCTGTGCAAGTTCCATAGTGTACTCTGCCTTTAGGGCACGAGTCTTAGCAGTTACAGTAACCTTCTCAATGCTGAAAGCCATCTGTGGGAAGTTATTGCCGTTATCAACGCCAAGAGCTTCGCCGTTAGCAGTAGTCATACCAGCACCAGTATTATAGGTGTTAGTTGCTGTTAGAGGTGAAGTATTAGTTGCACCTGGGAATGTTCCCTTGAAACCTAAACCGAAGTTATTTGAGTCAACGCCAGTAAGACCACCAGCACCAGTGAAGGCAGTGTTTACTTCGTTGTAGAAGGTTTCATCGCCAGCTTGGTCATCATAACGCGAACGCATTGCGAAGATAAGGCCAGTTGGACCAGTCATTGGCTGAACGCCGCAGATGTCATATGCCATAAGGTTAGGCATAGCACGACGTACTAGAGAAATAAGAACTGGGTCGAAAGTATCGATACCGCCAGAACCAGCAGTTGAGCTTGAAGCGCCCATGAAGTTGGCTGGAATGCCAGATGAAGTTTCTGTTAGAGTCTGGTATGAACCATGAGCTGCAGATTCTGTGAGAGCCTTTTCAGTGTTCTCAAGCATGATTGCAGTTACGGAACGGCGGTGCTGATCCTTAATAACGCCAAGAGCGTCATGATCGAGAACAGGTGACCACTTGTTTTGAATTTCCTCAGCTAGATACATTTAGTTTTTCCTTTCGGGTTTTTAGGATATAAATTATTTATAAAAAATTACTTTTTAACGTTTCTTGCGATAGCCTGAACGTAACGGTTGACATTTGGGTCAACGTAACGAGTATTTTCAGAAATTTCGCCTTCGAATGTTTCTTCTTCGATATTTGAAGAATAAGTTGTGTTTTCAGTATGGAAATAATTTTCCTTAATGATATTCAACTTCTTCGCATAAGTATTAAGATTGCCATCAAATTCAATTCCCTCGGCGAGAGCTGCGAACTTTTCCTGCTGTGTTAGTGCAAGGTCAGAAGCAAGTTCTTCAAAGATATCTCTAGCTTGATCTTCAATTAGAGTACCCTTTAGTGCTGCGTTTTCGGAAATTGTTTCATCAAGCTTCTCTTCTAGAGAACTTACCTTTTCAGCAAGAGCTTCTAGAACATCTACCTTATCCTCAGGTACATTGATATAATGTTCTGAAAACAGATTCTTAAGACCATCCATGAATTCTTCCATAATTTCATTACGTAGAGTTGATTCGATGGCTACTTCGTTTTCTTTCATCCAGTTTTCGACAACATAGTCAAGGTATGTGTCGATCTTTGAAGTTAGTTCTTCGTTGAAGATTGATAGTTCTTCTTCAAGCTTTTGTTCGAATGCTTCTTCAAGACGTGCGGTTTCAACAGTCAAGCGAGCATGAACAGCTGCTTCGAATAGAGTTGATGCTTCTTCCTTGAATTCTTCTGAAATTTCATAACCGTTGAACATTTCTTCAACGTCTTCTCTCATTGAAGATGATGCTGAAGAAGGCTTCATATTAAGTGTTGATGCATTCTTTTTTGAATTATCGCCGACGCCATAATCCTTACCAGGACCGAACTGCGCCATAGTTGCAGCAAACCAATGAGTTAGGTCGCCCTTTGACATCTGGCCCATCTGACCCATAACAGCCTGCATCATACCAATCTTTGACTTAGGGTCAGAAACTGATCTAGCTCCAGGATGAAGTGATGAAGCAGCAAGAGTTTCTTCCTCTAGACCATCTTCTTCGTTTTCAATTTCGTCAACAGGAAGTTCTGACATATTTTCCAAGTCCTTGTTATTTTCGTTAGCCATTAAAAGTCTCCTTAATAGAATTTAAAATTATTTATATAAACTTATTGTTTATTGCTAGAGAAGCAATATAATCTTCTAAAATAGCCAAACGCTGTTCTTCAAGCTGCGACTTTGACATATTATGTATTTTCTTCTTAGTTTCGTGAAGCTTATGCTCATGCCAAGTATTATGTACTGGGTCATAAAGCCATTCTACATTTTCCATTATACCCTTAACGAAAGCTTCTGGGGCAGAAGGATCAGCAACAATATCAGCAGCAGTTGAAAGACGTAGGTCGCTCTGTACAACCATCTTACCGTTTGATTCTTTTAGTGAACCCATAGCACGAGAAGAAACGCCAAGGTTAGCGCCTGACTCTAAAAGACCACGGGCGATATTTCCCATAGGAGTTTCGGTAAGCTTTGCTCTTCCAATGAAGTTATTCTTATCACGCTTAAGCTCTGTGATAATATGAGATACACGATCTAAATTAATTGATGGCCCAGCTGGGTGTCCGAGCTCTCCATAGGCACGACCCTTATCAACAGTTTCTCGCATATAACGCTGAACTTCGTTTTCTAATACATGCATTGGGTAAACACGACCGTTACGGTTTTGAATTTCAGCCTGAAGGAAAATACCTTCAATGAAATAATCCTTCTTACCGTTTTCTTTTGCTTCGGTAATATATTGTACGTCTTCGACTAGTTCTGTAAAGAGCTTCATTGTTTCCTCTTAATTTTTATATGCAACAGGAACGGCTACTAATGTAGCAGCTGTGTTATTCGAAGTCAAAATATCTGTTGCACCTTTTTCAACAATCAATGTTTCGCCACCAATAACAGAAGTTGTCCATTTAGTTGTAGAATTAGTAGAATCTTTACATGTAATTAAAGCTAAAGTTGTAATAGCAGAAGCATGTGATATTTTTACTAATGTACTATTGCTGTAAGAACTAAAAGTTGTTGTATTACAAACAGATTCTGTTCCTAATGGTTTAATAATTCCTGACATTAAATTACTCCTGACTTATCGTTATCGCCTACATTACCAGAAGGGAATCTCATAGGAGTATCTTCTCCGGACTCTTTTTTTGTTTTCTTTTTCTTACCACCTTCAAGCATAGGCATAGCTAGATCTTCTTTAATTTTCTTTTTTCCGCCCGATTCAAAACTGGCACCTTTTTCTCTATCCGCCTGAGTTGGCTCAGAAGATTTACCTGGTTTAGAACCTGCCATAGAAGCTAACTTATTAAGACGTTCTGGGCTGGCACTACCGTCAGCACTAATCGGCGGAAGGTTCTTTACATATGGGTCAACTTCTTCATTAGCATTAACTCGTGCACGACCAGTTAATTTATTAACAGCTGTATAAATTCCAGCCTGACGATTACGAGCCTTGTCTCTATTCTTATTTGCTCTTGCATCATCGCCAGTCATATTTGCATAAGCAGCATCTGTTTTTAAATTTGCTGCTGATGAAGATCCTGACTTTATATAATCACCAACAGCGTCTTTTGATAACTCATCAATTTGTTCAGCGTCTTCTTTATGTATACTATAGTATGCTCCAAGTGCTCTCTTAATACGCTGGTTCTTCGAATCACCTTTGAACATTTTATTTTTGCTATGAACGAACCCATCGATCACATTACTAACTGGTGTTTTCTTAGTTAGTACTTCATTGAGTTTTTTTTTATCAGCCAGTAAACCTCTTTTACCAACACCAGCTTCTGGAACTGAACAATTTTTATCACCATGAACTTCGCACATAGTTCCAGCTTCTGTCATATTACATTTAGCTTCGTAAATTTTTTCATCAGCTGGAGCTTTATAACCATGTTTGGTCATATCAGTTTGTTTAGTTTTACCTTTATAAACTTCATCACTATTACCAGCACGATCTTCGTGCTTTTCAATTTTATGCTTCTTGGCGAAATCCTGGTTACCAGACGCTGCGTTCAGGTCAGAAATATCCATAGGTTCAGTTTTACTTTTCTTAACTCCTTTAGGAGATATATCTCTAAGCGATTTCGCCATTTGTTTAATCCTCTGATTCTTCTTCGTTATCTGGAGTGTAACCATACATCTGTTGAGCAACCGCAATTTTCTTATCGTTAATAGCATTTGAAATTCTATCAACAATTAAATCATTAAACGCTATTTCGAAATCTAATGGTTTCTGCTGTGCAGCTGCAATAACTAAATCGCCCATTTCATATTTATTATTATCTGTCATTTATAAATTCCTCACTATTGTGTTTGGCCCATATTTGAACTCAATGATTTTGCTATATCAGGATTCTTAGCTACAACTTGAACTGCTGCCTTATATTTTGATTGGTCCTGAATAGAGCGGTTAGAAGGGGTTCCTTTTTGTTTCATCTGCTTAATGAATACAAGAGCCTGTCTAACTTCTTCTTGTTTATTTTGATCCTCGGGGGATTGTTGTTCTTGTGGTTGTTGCGCTGCCTGTTGCTGTTGCATCTGAGCGGCATTCTGTTCAATCATTGGGTTGAGCCAACGAGGGTCTTGAGCCTGTGATTCAGCAGCAATCTGTGCTTCCTGCTCTTCAATATCCATATCAGACTGCTGAAGAACGTTTCTACGAATCCAATCGTGCGAATAATACTTTCCAGCAAAGTCCTGGAATGCACCAGCCAACTGAATACGACCCTGAGCAATTTCAGCATCCTTGAGTTCGGTGAAATAATTATCCTTAGCGTAATCAAATCTAATATCAGTTACAAAAGAGTTCCAGTCGTCGGGAGTCATAATCCCTTTAAGTACCATTTGCTTTTCTAGCATTTTGGTAAACAACTGGGAGAACCTAGAACGTAAACGTATAATAAAACGAGCGAACTTAAGTTCGTCTCTTGTAATTTCAGTGGCACGTCCAATAGAAAATAGAGCGTCTGAGTTAAGACGACTTACTGGAACGTTTAAGCACTGCAAAAACTTCTTTTGAAAATAAAGAACGTCGTCCATTTGACCGAGTGTCTGACCGCCAGGTAGGGTAGTAACCTCCGTACCTCTACCACCTTCACGACGAGGAAGCCAATAATCCTCCAACATAGTCATGAATTTGCGGTCATCGCGTACTTCACCAGATGCAGCATCGTAAATCAAACGATTCTTATGCTTAACCATGATGTCGCGAACGTACTGTTCGGCTTTCATCTTAGGCAAGTTACCAACATCGATATACCAGATACGACGTTCAGGGGCACGAGCAAGACGATAGATAACCAATGCGTCTTCAAGGGTACGAAGCTGATTAAGAGCCTTGATAGCCTTATGCATATATGAAAGAACCATTGTACCCTGATTATCAGTTAACCCAGATACAACATGAAGAATAGAATCTTTAGCAATCTTTAAACCAGTTGTAGAGGGTCCAACTGTTTTATTACCATAGTTGAACCCCTTATCATTAAAAATAAAGTATTCATTTGCAACTTTAGAAATAACAGCGTCGCCGGAGTTTCCGTTTTGAACACGCTTCTTTGCTATTTCTCTGACCTTACGGATCTTACGAGGATCTACGTAACGTAATTCTTTAATACCCTCTTTGGGGTTCTTTTCATCAACAAGAACATGATAATAAAGACGACCATCAACATACCAGCGACGGTAAATATCATATGCATGTGTATTAAATTGAAGTAAGTTTAAGCAATTTTGAAATTCATCGACTACAATTTTTTTAATTTGTGGAGACATATTTTTAACATGTTCCAAATTAATTTGTACAATACTTTCTTCATCAATAGAAATAGATTCGTTTACAATTTCATCAACTGCCGAATCGCATTCAGGATGAAGAGACATTTCTCTATACTTAGTTACTAGTTCGGCTTCTGTTCTAACTGTACCATCAAGATCAACATATGTACCAAACGCACCACCAGCAGCAACGACTACTGCACCATCATCAGTTTCCTTTGGTGAAAAGGATTGAATCTGGTCAATAGCCGTTTGTTGTTTTCTTTTAAATTCGAAACCGAATAATTCTGCCATTTAAATCTCCAAAATGGGGAGAATTTTCATCTCCCCTACAATCATAAAATAGTATTTATTAGCTTGCACCGTTAACGCCGTCTTGGATTGCCTGTGCGCCATAAGTGGTTACGCCGCCAGCTTTCTTATCAGAAGATTCAATAACTGGTACCCAGTAATCGTACGAGAACGTTACAGAGAATTCTTCAATAGCACTTGCTGAATCCCAGCTAAGTCCTATTGCACTAATTGAAGTTGGGAAAGCGCCAACAATCATATAACTTCTAATTGCGCTACCATCTTTACCGTACTGAATAACTTCAAGATCTGTCTTGTAATTTTCAGCTGAAAGGTTAGGATCGCGAACGTTAGAAACGTGTCTATTTAAAGCATTTGACCAAGTTTCGAACATTGCACGGACAGAGAAATCCTCGTCGTTCATTACAGTTACTGACCAATCACCGAACGCACGATCGCCAGCAACCTTAACCTTACGACCAAAATAAGGAACATCAATAGATGAAACCGTTGATTCTGGTAGTTCAGCTGTACGGCAAACGAAACGAAATTTGTCTACAGCTGTATTATCGATACCAATACCGCCTGGGACTGATAGGAAAACATTGAATAGAGATGGTCTGGCACCACCGTATACCAGACCATTTGATTTGAAAGAACTAATGTTAAATGGCATTTATTTTACTCCTTTTGAGCTTTTATCTATTTATTAGAATTTGCCAACAACTTCGGAGAATTGAACGCCAGTCCCAACAGCTATGAAATTCAACTGGATAAAGTTGATAGAACGAGCTGGTTTAATATATATATCACCAACAAACTGGTTAGTATCAATGATTTGTGGAGTGTTGTTTCTGTCATCGCAAACAACCAAGAAGTCAGTAATACCACGACGACCCTGAATGGTGCGAAGATATGGTGTCACAAGATTCTTAAACTGAGAACGAGTGAAAGCATCGTTGAACTCGAATAGAGAGTACTTAGCAGCAACAGAAATTGCCTTTTCAAGAACGATGAACAAACGACGAACATTGATACGATCAAATGCTGAAGGTTTAGCCTGAGCTGTCTTATCGCCATAAAGGATAGTACCCTGACCTGGGAAAGCAACAACTGGGTTAATACCATGGCTGTAAAGAAGATCACGATCAGCCTTACGTGGATTGTAAGCAAGCTTAACTAGGTTCTTAATTTGACCACGGTTGAAACCAGCAGGTGACCACCAAGCATCGTTAGTTTGATCAGTACGAGCACAAAGACCAGCAACGTCACCGTTTAGAGGAATCCAACGATATACGTCATTATACTTATCGTACATATACTTATAACCAGAATCAATTACTGCATATGAACTGCTACGGAAATCATTACGCCAAGCTACAAGATTAGAAGCTTCGGTTCCGAATGAATTGAGTGTTTCTTCTTTATTTGGTGAAACAAATACAACACAATCTTTTCTAATTTCGCAAATATTATCTACAATGTAATTAGCAAGCTGAGTAGATCCCTGTGGACGACCCTGAAGAATAAGAGAAATGTCGATATCTTCTGAAGAAGCAAACAAATCATAAGATGCAGCAATTGAACCATAAGAGTCTCCACTGCTTTCGTCATAACCGTCAGCACCAAACATAAGTGAATATGTTCCTGGGGTTGGTGAAGTTGATTCAGTAAGATTTGCTGCGGTTTCAGAAGTAGCTGTTGTTCTATCGTTCGCAAACCAAATATATGCAGAACCGTTATTAATAACGTCTTTGAAATAATTTATAGTTCCGTCATTATTTTTAGCATCTGTTGCTCTTGATAGATCCTTAAACACTTCAAGAATTGTACCTGGGGTGCCAGTAAACTTACCGCCTTCGTCAGATACAACAATATGAAGTTCGTCATTTACGTCTGATCCGTAAGTTGCCTGATAACTTGATCTACCAGGAGCCGTAGAAACAGAATTAAAATATTCCCAACGACGAGAAATGACAG